GAGGTTTGAGTTTCTTCAATAGCCGATTTATTCTCACCAACAGCAGAATAAATTTCTTTGATTTCCTGCGCCCATGCCTCCTGTTGATTTGCGAAAACCTTTCTTAAATCTTTGATTCCAGCCTGTGCATTACCATCTCTAACGAGTAAATCAGTAGATAATTCATAGGTGGCATTAACAAGTTCAGCAATAGACTCCGTATTCCAATTCAGTTTTTCGTCAAGTTGTTTACCTGCCTCGGTTGTCATGAATTGGCCGTCTAACTCATCAAGAATAGCCTCCGTATTATCATCAGCCTGTCCCTTTGCTTCCATAAAATGAGACTTTCCATATTCATTTACGCTTCTTACATAAAACCAGTAATCGCGCCCCGCCTTTAATTGCCCTTTTGTCCAGAACTTAGCGCGACCTAGGAAATCAGCCTTTGACTCTATTTCATTAACATTGTCTATTCTTCTTTCACCAGAAAACCAGAACTCAAACTCGGTATTTAGAGTGTGTGGCGCGGCGATATGAGGGATTAGTTTTATTTCAAAAAAACCAGACTCAACAATTATTGAGCTAGGTGCACTTGGCGTACCAATGACCATCTGGACTTTTGATTCATTACCAAGCATCCCATTAGTATCTCTGCCTCTTACACCGACAAGATAGTCACCAGCTTCAAGCCCATTAAAGTAGTACTCTAAATCCGTGGTATTACCAGTAGATACAACCTTACTGTCTTTATAAAGAGTGACATTAAATGAAATATTTCTGTTGATGGTTGTTGTTACCCACATAGCTCTAGCTTGCACCTGTGAGCTATCATCAACGTAAGCAATAGAAAGACGCTCTATATTAGGAATGCGAATAACATTCTGTGTTGGCGGGTTTCCAGTAAAATCAACACCATTATCAACAATGCTTTCCTTTTGCGGTTCATGCTGAATGCAGTTGTATAGGTAATTTCCTTCATTGTCCTCAGCAATGGAAATTACACGAAATAATCTTGTAGTTAATGTGCTTTTTGAAATGGAAAATACACCATACTGTTTCAATCCATTCGGTATCTCCCGCAAAGTGACAATATCACCATCGATAGATTGAATGTCTACTTTCTCGAACCCACCTGATGCTCCTAAAAATGAGAAAGTGCCTTTATCGTCATATTTCCAATCTATAGGCGCATCAACAGTAATAGTGCTACCATTAACTGATAAAACCCGACCTCCTACCTTCACTCCTGCAAAGCTATCGTCTGCTACTTCAATAATATCGCCAGAAATGCAGTTAATCCCCTCTCTTCCTGTTGAGAATGTAACGCTATCTTTCTCCAACTTTTCTGTCTGTAATATCCACTTACCCACTCTGTGAGCCTGTCCGCGACTAGTGCAACCAAAAGCAGTAACTTTCTTAACATTTACACCGCCGAATCGCTGAATGAGATCATCATCTTGAATGAACTCCCTTTCCTCACTCCAACCGTTGCTCGGATTTATCCATGACACCTCGATAGCATTATGGCGGGCTGATTTCGCTGTTGATGTGTATTTAAATTTGCCATCAATAACATTTGAGTTTGTGTACGTCCATACTGGATCTGATGGTCTATCTTGAAAGCACGTTAATTGCTGTCCGTCCCATAAAGGAATGCCGCGAAATACAGACGCTAAGTCATCAAGCACTTCTTTGGCTTTTCGTTGAGAAGTAATGTAGGCATTAAAAGTAAAGCGAGGCTCTTTGTTGCCAAACCCATCATCAACCAATTCATCACAGTAACGAGCAATGGCATATAGCGCGAATTTATCAACGCCAAACGAGCCGATCATCTCTCCTATACCGTATCGTTCATTAGTAACTAAGTCGTAAAAAACCCATGCAGGGTTATTAGTCCATGCGGGCTTGAAACGACCAGTCCAGATGCCAGTGTAAGTACGAGACTCCGGATCATAGTTATCAGGGACTTGGATAATCATCCCTTTGATATGATAGGTGCGATTGGGTGTATCACCGTATTGGGATTTATCGATTTTCATCCCGACGACAGCAGAATTAGGGTAAGAGAATTTAGCGTCAGTTATTTCTGTGTAGCTTGCCCATACCGTTCCGTTTTTCAGTAGATCACTTTTACTATCATCTGTTAATCGTGAGACTCTAATTTGGAAAGGTTTCTTTTTAGGCGCATCGATGATATGAGACTCAAGATATTGACCGCTTATTTTACCTGGTCCTATTGTTACCTTTTCCGCATGCACCCAGCCAGAGCCATCATTAACCTCAATAAGCATTTCTGCCGTAGCATCGTACTGATTTCCCTTGTCATCTTGACTAACAAGAGCAGAAACACCCAAAGTGAATCTAACGCGGTCAGTTTCCTGATCTGAAATAGTACGTAAAATTGGTGTGCTTTTTTTTACCTCTACATTGACAGGAATTTCTTTTTCTACAAAAGGAAAATCCTCTAATGGTTCTTGCGTTTGCGTTCCTGCTCGCCACTGAACCTCAACACCATGAATATTTGGATTGCCATCTTCATCTACAACAGGCGTTCCATTCAATAGAAAACCTGACATACCACCGACAGGCCCTTCTATTGGCCCTTCTGATACTAAATCGATGACGTTAAGAAATTGTTTGTTTTTTAAGTTGTCATCGAGCAACCTCGGAGTGCTTCCTCCACCGCCACCTTTGCCCATTAAACAGTCTCCAAACCTTGTGATATTACATTTGAACCCACAACCATCTCGCCATAACAGATAGGAACCGGATAACCTTGACCGACTCTATTTGATAACGAGCTGAAATACTGGTTACTTTCTGAGTTTCGCCCCTCTATGCTTGGCGCTGGCGGTGTTTTAGTTAACATGGTTGCCAATCCCGCGGCGGCCACACCTACACCCGCGGCAAATAATGCGGTCGATGTCATCGTTGCCAAAAATCCGCCCGGTATTAAAAACGATGCGCCAATTAAAGCAGCCCCACCAATAATGCCTAGCCACCCGCCTGATTTAGCACCACCAACTATGGGGACGATTGTAATAACATCACCTTCATTTAATGGCGCACTTAATCCCGTGGAAATACTATCCTCGGTCATATCATTACCTGCGATACGAACGCGAAACTGACCTTGATTAATCTCTTTTTTCAACCCATCAATTTGATAGCAAAGACAGCGTAAGGCCTCACCTGCATTACTTACCTCAAGCTCGAACCTGCGTCCAAATCTGCGTAAATAGCCTGCAAACTGTAATTTGACCATTGTTTATGTCTCCAAATACTGTGCGTGTATTTAAACCAGTAACCACCGTAAGTATCTCGCTTACTCAATCTGTCTGGCCTGTGATGCAATATCTCTTGATTACCTAAGTACAACGCAGCGTGACAAGGTTTTGATGTGCCTAAGCAAATCAATATCATATCGCCTGCTTGAGCCTCTTCTACTTGACAAAATCCCTGCTTGTCCGTGTTATCAAGATAGAGATTTTGTTCTGTGTACCACCATTCATCGGGCCTAATAAAATCATCTAGCTGAATGCCTGAGAGGTGATAGGCATCGCGTATAATGGAATAACAATCCTGCTCACCATGCTTAAACTCTCTACCTAATAGTGGCGCTATTGGCCTGAACTTATGGATCACTCCATCACATACCAACCACCAAGGCAGATTTGTTTTCCTTTGTATTGCTCTGTCGCCAGAACTCAGGAAAGGATTTCCGTCAGGGTGACTATGAACAATAGCTTTGATTTCTGAATAGCACTCTGCCGTCATCCAATCGTCAGGGTTAATTTCAAAATAGTTTTGCGGATCGGGATGTATGTTTCTGCAAGGGAAATACCTGCCACCCGAAATTAAGCCGCAAGACTCCCTCACTCCTTCCGCTTTCGCGTGAGCGATAATGTCTTTCTCAATCATGGATTAACCTAATTTATTTGAGCCTAAATACCCGCCGAATGGCATGACAGATTTAAATCTTAATTTGCACCCGCTGTATTTATGAGAGCATTTGTCTTTTAAGGGATCGGTTGTTGGTTGGTCTTTTTCATCTGCAACAGGAGGGCCATCATAACCACAATCAAATCCTCTGTATCGCCACGAGCAGATATCAGCCTGAATAACCCGTCTAGGTATCAGGGCGTTATCTGTTTCTGTTGGAAGTGCTAATATATACGTCACAAAATCAGAGTCTGAACTTTCTCGCTGTTCGATAACATATTTTTGAACGGCTTCTCTGGTTGGATCTGCTTGTGGGTTTCCGTTGGGAAAATTAACAGCATCGAGATATTGCTCTAAAACCTGCCTGCGAGTAACAACAGCGCCTAGCGCATCATCATAGTCGTTGTTAATCGCAGTTAACATTCCGTCAAAGTTAGCAAACGTCATTTTTGGTCTGTCTGATGCACCCTGAGCCGTTACACTAAACCCTGTAACCTGAACAGGATAAGGCTCATATCGTAAGCCCTGCCAAATAATAGGTTTTAATAAGCCATTCATGCCGTCATGAAACCGGTAAACGTCACCACCAAAACGACTTAAATCGACCTCATACAAATCTAACATTGCATTTTGCTGTAAATCTGCAACATCTATACGCATCTCTTGAGGTATATCCCTCATGCAACAACCTCCTCAAATGTGCAATCTATCTGCCATGCCGTCGCTCTTGGTGTTACCTGCCAGCCACGGCAAACAAATTTACGTTTAGAGTTATCATCACTGGTTATCCATAAGAATGATTCAACCGCACCTCGAGCCTTAAGAAACTCATCAATCTGTTTCCCAATATCAGCATGTTTAATAAATGAGAGTTGATAAGTCTTTAGTTGGTTGTTGATCCCGTCTTTGACTCTTTGTTCGTAACCGTTACCAAACTTGGCTACTTTCACTTTAGGCTCATTACTCACCTGATAAGCTGTTTCAGGTCGCCATTTAAACTCTTCCATTGGTTACTCCAATAAAAAAGGCGACACAAAGCCGCCTGATCAAATATCAGGATATTAATAAATATCCATTAGGTTATTTTATATATTCAGCCCAGAGAAACTTGCCGAAGGAATGGCTGACTTACTTCGGTGTGAGGGAATGAAATGTCAGAAAATAATAATCCAATCGAAAAACCGATTAAATTAAGTGAAGCTATTAACAAAATGGCTGATACAATTAAGGAGCACTCCGATGCTATTGAAATAAATGCAAACTCCACCTCTAAATTACTAGCCTATAGCTCAATGAATAGTAAAGTGCTAAGGTTTTTAGTTGAGTTATCATTAAATCCCGAAGATAAAGAAAAAGCTTATAACTATCTATTAGAATCCACTAAAACGCCCCCAAAAACTGAACAACACAATAGCTATGAAAAAGATATGATTGAATACCTCGATTATATATTCCAGAGGTAATTTAGCTACGAGATGCGGAATATTTTAGTCGAGATACCGCATATGCAAAATTATCACTAGTCATCTTTCGCAACACCTGAAAATCACAGCTCGTTAATTGCATATCAGCGAGCTGTTTTTCCAGTGACTCAATTCTTTTCACTAAATCTTCTATTGATGGTGTAGATAATAGTAGTTCAGATTTAATCATCACACCTTTAGCTATTACATTGCCGTTACTGTTTTTCATGACCCCGTTACCATCCATCATTAATATATTTTCTTGATTACTCATAACTACCTCTCTTAATTACCAACTTCTTACTTTTTCCAAAGCACCACCGCTACGCATTTCGTTACCAAGTACGTCATAAACCGTACCTTTCACCATTTGCTGTATCTGTAGTGCTTCCTTTTGAGTGATGCCATTAGGTGCTTGAACTTGGAATGTAAAGTTCATATCACCCATACTGACACCGTTGCCACCTTTACCCATTTGTCGATTACTAATAACTCGACCATTATCACCCGGTATCATGTACTGATTACCGTTCGATGCTTTGAATATCTCAGGCTTACCACCTTCACCCACTCGATACATAGAGCCAGCATTTACGGGCCCGCCATTTTTACGAGCGCCTGCAAGCGCAATCATAGCGGGAATAGCCGTTGCCATTGCTGCCATACCCCATGTAGCAGCAGAACCCATCGTGGCAATACTGGTTGTTGCTGCGGCTGGAGCCATAGCATTTGTAATTGCTGCGCCAGTAGTTGTAGCCTCCGCTATAGCTTGAGCATTAGAAGCCTTACGCATGGCACTTTCAGTAACCATATTCTTAACCTGTTGCATACCCATTTGAACCAGAGCACCAACGGCTTGGTCTACGATGGTTAAGGCGACATTACGGAAAGCATCGTTAAGGGATTGCGTACCTGTTAATAGCCCTGTGAGTACGTTGGTAGAGCGTTGTCCTAATGCGTCCAACCCATCAGCTAAGAATTGATTAGCTTGGCTCTGATTGCGCCATATCTCCCATTGAGCATTTAACCGGTCTTGCTCATATTGAGTATTAGCGGCATTCATTAACTCCAAACTTTGCTGCTCAGTTAAAACCTTTTGGTTTTCATACTCTTTTATAAGCGCAAGTTTACGCTCGTGTTCATTTTTGAGTTGCTGAACAGGGTCTACTTTCCCTTTGATGTCATCTTGCGGTGAGACAGCGTTATTAGCCTTTATTTCGGCTATCTTCTGTTGATATTCCGCCTCAATTTCAGCTTTACGCCTTGCTGCCTGTTCAGTGAGAGATACATCATCTTTTGTTATCCGCTCTAAGTCTGCCAACTGCTTATCGTGAGATTCTTTAGCCTTAGCAACCAAATCAAGCTCAAGCGCGGCTTTCTTATCTGCTAGATTACGCTCAATGTTGTATTTATCTTCTGCAAGTTTTTCGGCTAATTTAATCTGCTCGGGAGATGCTTTATCACCCAATGCTTTAACAGCGTCATACTTAGCCATTTCAAGAGAACCATCTTTATAACCTTTGTTTAAAAGCTCAATTTCTTCTCTCTGGCGCTTTAGTGCCTCATATGCCGCATCTGTGGCTTTGGTTGATTCCTTGGTTGTTTTGTTACGTTCTGCAGCGGCATCTTGAGCCTCTTGAGCAGCTATAGCATACTGAGTTAATGATGCTATCTCTTGTTCTGACAATCCATTATCTTCTGCGTAAAACTCAACTTGTAGCTTTCTTTTGTCGATCTCACTTTTTGCGTTGGCTAATTTAGCTTCTCTCTCTAGAGATTTTCTCAAGTCAAGACCTTTGTCTGACCACTCCATTATTAAGCTTTGTGCATTAAATTCTTTCTTTTGTCTGGTTGCACGCTCGATAGAGAAACCATAAGCATTCCAAGCATCTTTAGCGTTTGGCAATATGGATGACTCTCTCTGCAGAAGATCTGCTCCTTGTTTTAACTCACCATTAAGATCAGCTTGAATAAAAGATATGGTGTTTTTTGTGCGACTGTAGTTATTTGACGCCTTTGTTGCGTTGTCAGTTGCAATCGCTAACTTATCTTGAGCATCGGCCAGCTGTTTTGTTATGGATTCATATTTACTTGTTCCAACCTTAGCTAAAACTAAATCAGCTTCTAATTCTCTTACCTTTTCCGCCGCTTGCTTCATAGCGACAGTGGTGTTTAGAACTTCATTTTTTAACTCAGGGAGCGCTTCTTTTAACTTGGCAGATTCAGCCCTCTTTTGTTCCCTTGTCATGTTTTTCATTTCAGCAGTTAATTGATTTACTCCCTCTGCAAGTTTTACTGCTTCTTCTCTTGCTTCTTTTGCCTGCTGGTAGAAATACATGATCGCAGCACCCGCGGCCATTGCTATACCTGCTGGGCCACCAACAAAACCTAGAGCTTTATTAGCTAAACCGATAGATACAGAAGCGGCTCTTGCTGCTGCGGCTGAGTTAGCCATTGCCGCTGTCTGCGCTTGCGTTGCTTGCTTATGATTTATCGCCGCAGTTGTTGCGGCAGACCTAACGGCAATTAAATTTGCCAATGCTGTTGCTTCTGCGTTTGTTCCTTTTGCTGCTACAAATTCAGTTTTCGCTTTCTCAACTAACGCTTTGGCTGCCGCTAAATCTAAAGCGGTTTTTCTTGCTGTCATTATCGCATTGTGTTCAGCTACTCTAGCGGCTTGAAGGTTTGCTATCGCTTCTTGCCTTGCTGCAACTGCTGATTGCATTTTAGCTTTGATAGCCAATCCCATTGCAGCAATGTATCTACCACCAACAACGGAGGCAACAAGACTAACCGCTAAAACCATTTCATCAAGGCTCTTACTTGCAGTAATTACAGCATCACTGAATACGTTAATAGATGCCTTTATTGTTGTATTTTCACCGAGAAACTTGGTTAAGTTATTCCCTGCCTCTTGAAATGCTTGAGACATTGTTCGAGTGGTCTTAGCGAACTCCTTGCCGATCGCATCACCTTGAGAAAGCAGTCCTTTCACAACAACATCAGTAGTTAGCTTGCCTTCTGCTGCCATCTTACGGAGTTGACCAATACCAACACCCATCGAGTCAGCAAGTGCAACCATCAAACGGCTACCCTGTTCCGCCACTGAGTTAAATTCTTCACCACGGAGAACGCCAGACGCGATACCCTGCGATAGCTGAATAATGGCGTTTTCTGCTTCCTGTGCAGTAGCACCAGAGACGATAAAGCCTTGGTTGATGATGGATGTTAATTTTGCCAAGTCCGCTGCTGATGTGTTGTATTCTCTCGTACCTCGTTCAAGTCGTGCGTAGAGTGTGGCAGTAGCGTCAAGACTAGATCGTGTTGCTTGAGAGATATCAAATACTCGTTGAGTAACATCAATAAGTGACTCACTTGCGCGAACTGAGTTAGATAATTTGTTGTTTAATTCAGTCCATGCTTCGGAGTAACTAGCAACCATTGAGACCGATAAATAACCAGTAAGAGCAGTGGCAACTTTAGATAGAGACTGCATTGAACGCTCTGCATTATTCACCGACTGAGACGTTCTGTTAAAGCTACTATCCATACGATTAAGGCGTTGCTCTAACTGACGTTGAGATGTTAGCAATTGCTGAACATCCATCTGTACTTGATAAACAATTTCGCCTACTTGTACCATTTATCGGCTCCTTAAAATGAAAAACCCCGCCGATTGGCAGGGTTGGTGTTGATATATAAACTTTAAGCTAGAATTTTATATTGCGTACATCTTGCAATACCTTTTTAGATTCACTACATCTATCTTTTTGATCGTCAGGTATTTTTTCACCATATTCTTTCATTAAATCACATATTCCACTAACCCTACCTTGCTCAAATGCAACAATTATTGATGTATTAACAAACCCCTCGCATGAATCCTTATCTTCATGATTGGCGCAAACCATTTCAGCGACATCTGATAACTTTCTATTTTCTTTAGCAATAGAGTTAGCACTAAATAAAATAGCCAAGGAAGATAACACCCCAATAGATGCAATTAATAGTTTCCTCACAACACCATCCTCGTTAGTTAATTTGTTATTAGTTTAGCTGTTTGTGGTGCAAATGGGAGCAAATTAGAAAAGTAATTTAGCAATGGTGATCCCAGACCCAAGTGCTACAAATATAGTAGCCATAAGCCATTTAGTTTGTGTTGATATTGCCTTCTGAACTTCAGTTTTAACTACCTCAATATCTTGCTTAGTAGCATAATTAGACTTAATTACTGCAGTGTCAGATTTTAAGGTACTGATATCACCTTTAGATGTTTTTATATCTGATTTAATATCGGTCAATGTAGCTTGAATGCTTTCTACATTTGCTTCTAATTTAACTATTCGCATCTCCATATCTCCACCTCCACCATCGCCACCATAGGTAGTAGTATAAAAATCCTCAGCCCTTTCATTAGGCTTTACTATTCTTAATCTATTTCTACTTAATTTAGAGTCAATGGCTTGATTATTCATTTATTTTACTCACTTTGAAATAAGCTCTATTGCTGTTTATCATCTCTGCATTTTTTATAAATGATGACTCAATAAAGTAGGTTCCTTCTTCTATAAATTTACATTTTTCAAAGGTGAGTTTTATGGATGCCATTACTTCATTAGGCTTCCCTTGTGTATCCTTTACCTTAATTAATATCGATTTCGGATCACAAATTGGAGTTATTTTTTCACCATCAATCCTAAACAACCTATTTTGAAGAGATATTGGCTCATCATCCTTAAGGTCTAACATGAACACCTTGAAATGGAAATCAAGCACAACAGGTATTTCGTCACAATCAAAAGACAGTAACGGAGACTCATCATCACTAGGATTATATGGGTGTAAAAAAGCTATTCTTTCTGTATTCATGAGCAACAATTATTAGTAAAACGTGAATACATTTAACCATTTGTTTTAAGCAAGGTGTTACTGATCTTATTTACAGGCAACAAAAAAGACCTCAGTTAAGAGGCGTGATATGTGATCTCAAGCAAGCCATCCTTGGCTTAGATGTTTAAGCTACCTCAGCGCCATGAATGGCGTGTCGTAATGCTTTTACTCCATTGTCGTTATATCTGAATGCTTCAACCTGTTTTGAAGAATAAGCAGATTTATCTAAGAAATATTTCCCATATTCCTCTGTTTTTAATCCATGTTTATTAGCCAAGCGTCCAATTTTATTGGCAGACACTTCAAGCATTTCGCCAACCTCACCAGCGGTATAATACTTTTGTTCAAGTGCTGGCAAAGGAACGGCTTCAAACCCAACAATCGGATTGACGATATTAGCTGCTGCACACTGTTTTGCCTCATCACTCAGGTTCGGCATTAAGTCGAATAAGTTAGTAATGGCATCAACCGACATTTTAAGCGTTCTAGCTTGGCGGTATTCAGGTAAACCTGATTGGCTTTTGCCACTTTTTTGAGAAGCTACATGCATTGATTCCAGCTTGTCAACCAGAACACGACGAACAGCTTTTGATTCTCTAGCGGCTACACGAAGCGCTTGTTTGATATCCATTTCAATTATTTCAATTTGAGCGCCATTTTTATGACCTACAAAAATTTTGTAGTTACCTACAATTATTTTGTAGGTCGGTCATTTCAAGTTAGAACAATCAAACAATATCAATAATTTGAGATATTCAGGCAATAAAAAACCCACCGGAGTGGGTTGGTTTGGTTATTCATCATCAGGGGTGGGTTGTTTTGCTTTTCTTCCAAAAACAAAAACGCCAGCAAGTCCAATAACATTCATAGTTATTAGCCCCGCACCTGCACCATACTCACCTTTCCACATAAGGTACCCACCAAGCAAAAAAATAAGCAATGACAAGGAGTAAGCCATCCATTGCCCCCTTTTGTCTTTTTTGATAGCGCCATTCAGTGCAGTTTTTTGTGTTTCATGCCTGAAGCGTTGCTCAGCCTCTGTGAAAGAAAGTATTCTCTCAGCCATGCCAGGAACAATTTCTTCGTATTGCCTAAGGTGATCTGGGTGTGGGAGAGGTCCGTGGAATATTTCACGTTTTTGGATAACTGACATTATTTTAGGGCGGTCCAACAGTCTCTCGAGAACAGCTGGATTCTCTTCAACTGCGCTTTCTATTTTAGCGACCGCCCCTGTTAATTCCTCTTCCGACATTATCGTGTGATGCTTATCTTGTTCTTGCTCTGAACTCATCACTTTCACTCACAAGTTGAGAAATAGCCTTGCTCATATCTTTCCCTACGGCTTCGATATCTTTTTTTAGGCGGTCTTGGTCTCGCCCTTGAGCTGCCATTCTTCTGTAATTTGTAGCAGGAGCTAAGTCCATTACGCTACCCATAGCTATGAGATATCTGCGCATTGTTGCTGTCATATGACACCTCCGCTTAGTTGAAGACTATAGTTCATGGTTACATCAAATTGCTAAATATAACTGGAGCTATCGTAAAACAACATTTAGTTAACTTCAATAAAAGTTTGTGCCTCCGAGAGGAGTATCACTATCTATCACAAGAGATAAATCTCTATTTAGAGGAAATTTAAACTGTATCTAAACACAGTACCACTACCTACAAAACGGCTCAAATCCACCGTTCGGCTATCTTCGGACAAGGCTGGGATTAGCACTTTCAAAAAACAATAAAGGACCAAACGTCATCAGGTTAGTAGCAGCCCCATTTACTTTGTACGGATATTTGACTTAATTAAATTCACGTCTAATATTTGTTCTGCTCAATAACGAGCATTACAAGGAGTTTTTATTATGGGTAAAAAACCCGGTGAAAACACAGGTAAAGATGGCGGTATCTATCGAGAAGTTGGACCTCGTGGCGGTTTAAAAAACAATTATGCCACAGTGAGAGACAACGAAAAGCTACCACCAACAACGCAATCAGGCAACACATGGGTTCTTGAAAAAAGAACACCAAACAGTAAGCGTCCTTAACCTGTTGTAATAATTAAAGCCGGCCTACGTCGGCTTTTTTGGGTTTAACACAGAAATCCACCATCCTACTAATAAGATGGCAAAATGTTTCATTCGCGGCTCCTGTTTCAACGCTCACACCGACGCGGTGACAAATGTCGAACGCTATATGTGCGCATTCGTGAACTAGAGTAGATAATTTACCGTTAAACACACCAATAATATGGAGTACACACTGAGTGTTAGTAACTGTATGACTTGCACCGTTAACAAAACTATCCCCACCATCAATGCCTAGTTTTTCATGTAGAGATCGCCAATCATCCCAAGAGCCACAATAGATAATATATCCAGATTCAAATAAAGGCACCTTCATATGTCGATACTGCTTTAGGATTTTGTTCATATTCCTACCTTTACTATAAAATATCTCAAGCCTGATAATTGGCTACTTTCTCTTTCTACTCACCAATCTGCGCTTACCACTGATCAGTTCATCATTCCGTTTATCATCTTGCTTCATGATGTTGTCATATTCTTCTTTGGTGAAACCCTTCTCATCAGGGTATTTAGCTTTGAGCATCATCTGAAATTCAGTCATGGTTAACTGTTCGGCTTCCTCTCTATTCATACCAAAATGAGCGCGAGCAGAACTAATGTAGTCAATTGCCATAAACTCATCTGAGAATTCGTTTTTGCCTTCGTTACGTTGCAGTTTGCGGATCTTCGCTTTACCGATAATTCCGTGAGCGAATAATTCTCGGGCAATGACGATAATGTCAGCAATTGGCATCTTGCCGTTTTTATAGACAATACCGCGTTTACCGGATTTCCATTCGCCAATGATTTCAGAACAATCATCATCACAACACGCCTGCATCACTATCATTGCAGTTTGTAGGATATTGCGTCCGTATGTTGGCTTGCTAATGGCTTTTATTAACCACTCAGGAATAACCCTGTAGCTCATTACGGCGCGTGCAATTAACTCTTGCACCTCTGCGCCATTTAATTGACCGTATGCTCTCACAATCTGTTTAGGCTCACCGATTCTTGTCATATTGATGAACGATGGTCTAAATAAGTAATCCTTTTTATCAGTAGAGATAACCATCTCCCCGATTTCTAAAATAGGCGTCATAATCCCTCCTGAATATTATCAAGGGCACTCGAAAGCACCCTTTGTAATATTAAGCTGAGGTAACAGTAACCACGCATTTTGCTGTTTTACTGCCATCTTCAGATGTGACAGTGATATTTGCAGTACCTTCAGCAACACCACGCACAGTGACTACATTCACAAGCTGAGTAACTGTTGCAAAGTTCGGCTTATCGCTTACGGCAGTGTAGTTTTTGTTCGTCGCATCGGTTGGGGTAAATTTGACGGTAAATGTCTTGGTTTCGCCGACTTTTACAGCCAGAGTGGCTGGCTCGACAGTAATACTTTCAACAACGATTTCTTCTTGTAGCCATTCAACGGTGTCTGAGTCATAGACTTTCAATTCACCTGAATAAGTGGAAATTTCTTTTGTTGGAAACTCCATTGACCAAGATGTGAAAGCCATATAACCCTGAACAACATCAGAACCATCACCTTTCATATCAAGTTGAACCCAATATGACGGTTGGCGACTTGCTTTGATTTCATCAAGGATTTCTTTGGCAATATCAAACGCGGAAGTAGAACCGGTTACACCAGCTTTCTTTAATTCACCATCGAAACTAATGGTAAAGTCAGCGCCAGTAACAATTGACTCAGTTAAGCCTTTGGTGTCATCAGCATTAGATGTCACTGTCTCCATACCGAAATCGAATGACTTGCTTGTTAGTGCACCTAAGCGCAAGAATTGATCTTGTGCTGGTACTTGGTCAGGGCAGCCTTTTGCAATGCGCAGAATACCTGCGTTACCCATCACTAGGCCTTTATCATCAGGGCATTGTGCCATGTTATAACCTCTTTATTTGCAAATAAAAAAGGCCGCATAAGCGACCTGTTGAGATGTGTTTAATTTAAGATGTACAGCGGAAAGAAAGCTTAAGGATAAACCGGCCTTCTTCTGTTGGTATGGGTCTTGGTAGACCACCTAAGTTGTAGATTGAATTGAGTTCGCAATCTAACGAGTTGTTAGCAACGTAATTTAGAATTTCATTAGCTCTTATCACTGTTGGCTCAGGGTCTTTCCATGCAGACACAAGAATAAGTACCACGAAATCATCAGCACCTAAATCAGCAAATCGACCGCTACTATCATCCGGTTGAATAACTGCGTATTGCTGGTGTCTTGTATCTTCTTCTTCGTCCCACGCAAACCTTTGAACAATGAAACCATCGAGCAGATTACCTTTGTTTAAGTAGCGCTCAAACTTCTCGTGTATCATATTTGAAGCTCCCGTCTCACTGCTATATCTATCTCAGCTCTTGCCTCCTCAAATGACAATTTGAGAAACTCTTTCTTTGCCGTTGAGCGTCTGAATTTTTGTTTAACTCTAGGATCATGAACGTAAACAGCATAGTTAGCGGAGTATCCAACCCTACCAGTAACTAATGTTCCATTAACTTTCACTTCTCTAAATTGTGAGTTTATCAGCGTTGATGTTTTACCAATTGGTGTATACAGAGCTGTTAGCGCACTACCAGTATCTAATGCTGATTTAATTGCCCTAACAACCTTTCTACCCTGAATGTTACCTACAAGTGCTCTAAGGTTTGCGTTAGCCTGAGAGATTCCCCTTACTTTTGCGCCCATATCACACCGCCGTTATCAGAGTGTAGTCATCTGCAATATGCTCAAATAGGTCTTCATCGCGTTTGATGAATTTGATTTCATCAGCACCGACAGATAGCGGATCACCTGAGTGCTTACCAATAGCGATAAAGTCACCTTTTTTAGCATCAGCATACTCAGTCCAGAAAACCAACTTAATGGTAATTTCAGAGCCAACATCCAACTTTCCAGATTTAAGCTCGCTACCATAACCACAAAGAAAATGAACCGGCTCAGAGAATGTAACTTTGCCGTATTTATCTTTTCCGTTTGCTTCCCATAAAGTAGCCCACGAGGTGTAAGCCCAATTTGCAACTGAACTCATTACGACCCCCTACACATACAGCCACCTTTCGCTATCCACAAACCAGCATGAGCAGTTTGAGTCGGATCGGCTGGTATTAAATCATTTGCACAACCGTACTTATCCAAGCCACGCAAGAGTGATGCGGCCGCCTTCCATCTATCACCAAACGATTGATATCGAAATGAGCGTGATGCGCCGTTAGGTGCTGTTTGTGAGCTGATATATTTATCGCCTTGACCAAGCGCCATAAGTGAAAGCAGATACATCTGGATTAATAGTGCGGTTGCTGATGGATAGTGTTTATCAAGGCATTCTTGAATACTTCCTACCTGCTCAATAAGCGCATCGAGAATAAAATCAGGTAATTCTATTCCCTGCCCTGTCAGGTACTCTTTGGCTTGCTCTTTTGTGATCATGATTACCTCACAAAGCAAAGCCCCCTTTCGAGGGCATAAAAAAACCGCTTTCGCGGCTATTCATCTTTGTCTTTTTTAGACTTGGCTTTTGGTGTGGCTGTAACCAGTTCTGCGGCATCATTAGATAATGCTCTAACATTAGCCTTAAAGGCTGGATGAAGATTTTCTAACTCAACCACCTGACCCTTTTCGACACCATGCCAAGGGATAATAACCTCGTACTTTGTCATTACAGATCCTTAGCTCAGTTTAGCACCGTAAACCACACCAGACTTTCCGTCACCGTCACGAGTAATTTGCAGACCTGCTGCACTCATGATTTGGAAGTTATAGTTTTCCTGTGGCATAAAGCGAGGCTTAGGAACAACACCTGTTGCCATACCAACTAACGGTGTCACTACATCTTTACGGCGTTGATAAGCGATAAACTCAGAGCCTTTAAGCGCATAAGTAGGACGAATTTCTTTCACACCAGCATATGGTAGTAACGTATCGATAATGCGACCATTTACCACGCTGTTACCTGCACCAGCACCGACAGAAACAACCACAGGCTTGATTAAGTTACCCCATGCTTCGTAGCTTACCCACATAACATCGTAGGCGTCTACTTTGTTGTTGAATGCAGTCTGACCGAACGCACCACCAAAACCAAAGAATGCTAACAATGCAGGTAAATCAGCTGTGGTTAAATCGATATTAGCACCAGAAGCACCTAAGTCGATTTTTGCTGTGTTGCGGTGATTTTTCAGGCCTTGGCCTTTGTATCCCTCAACACTAATAGATGCATCACCATTTAAGAAGTAGTTAACTACTTTCTTATTGAATTGACGCATTTTTGCAGTTTGAGAATCAAGAACAAGGTCAATACCAACTGTGCTTAAACCCGCCGCATGACGCCAGTTAACACCAAATCCAGCGGTAAATACTGGGATTGGGTCACCATCAGAACCATAATCGGTGTGATCATGAGAGTATGGTGCTTGACCATCGATGCTGATTGATACGTCATCAGCAATATCGCCAACCACGTTATACAGTTTCGCTGTTTTACCAATTGGTAACACTGTTTGCAGGCCCATTAAATCATTGACGATTTCCATGCCTGTTTCTTGGTCGCGCAACTGAATAATATTGTTATCTACTTCTTTCCAAAAGTCCTTAGAGAAACCGCCTGACTGGTTTGCCGCTAAAGTCTCACCATCCATAACATTCCGATACTGGTTTATCATCAGGTTATGTTGCGTATTATAGATATTACGTGTAGCCCATAGACTATCCCACTGACGTTGCAGTCGGCTATTTGTTGCTAAAGTTTCAGCAGTATAAAACATAGTTTTTTCCTTTTAATTACGCAGCAGCCACAGTGCCAACACGAAAGCGAACACGAATGAAATCATCAGCTTTTAGCGTCACTTCATCCTGAGAGTAGCCAATTACTGATTCCGTATCAGCGGATGCAAGAGCGCCTTTACCGCTGGCACCAAGCTTGATCGGAGAGTCTTTTTTATAAGTACCCGCAGGAACCAATACAGCCAGCTCTCGACCTTCTTCTACATACTCACCAACTAGAGAATCACCAACCGGAACGCCATCACGAATAGATAGCCCTTGGTGATATGCTGGATTGGCTACATAAATGCGACCGGATAATGCAGTGGCTTGAGCAAACTCATTGTCTGCGTTAATGACAACAAAAGTGCCCGGCAATGTAACCGCTTTTGCTGCGCGTGTTTCTGTGATTGATTTGCCGTCAAGGTTTACACGGCGATAGCGACTAGTAGCCATTATTTAGCACCTCCAAAGTATGCTGATGGATCTGGTGCGCCAGTTTGCTCTTGCTGTGCGCCTGAGTTGCCGGCCAAACTTGCTGCGTCACCAATTTGTTTATGCATGTCGATCAGTGCTTGACCTTGCAGTGAGTTAGCCACCACTTCACCGTATTTTTCGGCAACTGCTTTGCGCATTTCGGTTTCTTCTGCGCGTTGATTTGCGGTTAAAGTTTCTTTTAACTGATCTTGATTGGCTTGTAACGTATCAATTTTTGACGTGATACCTTCCAATGCTTTTGTTACATTCGCAGCAATTTGATTGCCGATTTCTGAATAAAGCTCTGTTTTTTCTTCTTGAGTTAAAGGCATGTCGCCCTCCGTGCTGTTATTGATTGCAGGGCTTGCCTGCGGTTTACTGAAAGCTGATTTAAGTTTGTTTGTTACAACCTTCACCCATGACTCTTGACGCTCAACTTCTTCGCCTTGCGCATCAAAGGTGATGTTGCCATTTTCATTTGTGTAGGAATGTAGTTTTGCATTACCTCCATCGATAACGATTACTGCATGAGTGTCTGTGAAGTCCGATACCCACACGTAACCATCACCAGCAACGAACTGTTTCTTTGCGGCCATTTCAAGGCGATGTGATTTTTCACGATAAGTTTCACCAACTAGAGCGCCACTGTTAGTTTTAACCTCTGTGGCTTGGTCAGCATTAACCATCATTCCGACACCTTGAGCTGGTGTTGCTGCGCCTGACTCATAAAGCAGAATTGCGTCATGATCCATGCTGTGTATCTTTGCAATCCAGTTATAACCCTGCGCTTTCTGTTCTTCGTTTGCTTCAATCTGCTCAAGAAAGACTGCAACGCTCGTATGAATTGGCTCTGAGCTTTTACCGCTTTCAATTGCTTCTACGCGCTGAAGAACTTCTTTACCGCCTTCTGACTCTTTAGCCTTATCTACATCTATCCACTTTTCTAAATAGATGCGATTACCGACCTTGGAAACATTTCTGTTTGCTGCGCCGATATACCCAACATTAAGACCTTCGAAAGAAAGCGCTGATACAAACTGACCGTCAAGCGTAGGGTGGCCTAATGGCGCAGGAGTGCCTTCTAACTCTCGGTAATGAGCGTCAATCTCACTGCCTGGATATAATCCACCATTCATAATGACGTTTGCTGGAAGCGTATAACTTGGGATAATAATGTGTTCACGACCGTTGTATGTTTCACGCCGAATAGAGGCGCTATTAACTTTTGTCGTGACATTTACTTGAATTGGCATCAGTTATTCCTCCGCCCATTGATAACCACGTTCTTTCATGGCTTCTTTTTCCTCTAACAGTTTATTGATGAGAGTCTTGTTGTAAGGCTTGCCATCTTTATCAACAAGAACGGTTACGGTTGAGCATTTACAGTTAATTGAATTAGCATCACGAGCCCACCAATCACGTTGTTCATCAGACGTAAACATCTTCCCGTGCCTAGCGGCATGATTAGCTCTTGTCGTTGGGCTTAGTGCTGAGATATGAATTTCACGAGTTTCAAGGTTAAGCATTTCCTTGGCTTCGTCAGCTTCATCTAATCGCGCTCTACGTAATGCGCTTGTTATCTCTGTTCTTGCTATCCGATTAGCTCGTCGAGTTTCAATGCCGGCTTGATTAGTTAGGTTTCTCGCTACTTCACGAGGGTTTAAACCTCTCGCGATACCATCCGTAAGAATGCGAGCCATGTCAGCTTTAACCTGACCAGACAACCCTTTCATCTCTTCGAAAACACGAGCGCGAACTAGAGCCATTCTTAGTTGATATGGCTCACTCATCAGTATCGTTGCAACACTTTGTTGAGTTGCTGCGTAGACAGTTGATTGCTGTGCTAAGTTTGCATACTGCTGTGCTGTTCCTCTTTCGTATGCTGTACTAACGTACTCAAGGAAGAGAAAGTTACCGAATTCTCCGCCATTCAAAAGCACCTCATCAACCATTAGTTCACCATCTCTCAACAGTATTGATAGATAGTTAGGATCTAAATCGAATTGGTATTTTCTATTGACGACTGGCTCAGAGGGGATCCTGTTAAGAAGTTGAATGTAGCCTTTTGATATTCTGCGAATGCGTTTCGCAAACTCTCTCATTGCGCCACGTTCTAGTTTATCAACTGATGTTGGATCAGCTTTCGTTCCGGGTCTTATCGCCGTCCTTATCTTCTGTATCTTCATCAGTTTCACCTAATGGCTCTTCGCTGTCATTTTCATAGCCAGCCGCAGTCCTAATTTCTTCGACACTAAATACTGGCTCACTAGTAGCGAGTGATGTTTGATTAATTCGGCTCATCTTCTCAGCGCTGTCGAGCTTCTCAATAGCTGATTGCTCGTTTAAATCATCCCAAACAACCGTTTTCTCACCGATAGGCTCTAGTACCTTGATGTTAATTAGATGATCGATGAAGTCCTCTATCTCAAATGAGAGTTCGCTTTCTCTGCGTGACTGACATCGCGCATTGAAATACTTCTGATCTTCGGTACTGGCTCTTTCACCCGTTTGCATACCAACAAGTATTTTGGATGGAATATCCATTGCGGCTGATGCGGTTTGCAAGTTAACCATATAGGTTGGCGTCGGATCAGATACGGCAGTAACCATAGGGCTAACACTCGCACCCTTCGTAACAAGAACCGAATCATTACCTGCGTTGATTTCTCTTGCTACTTCATTATAAATTTCCTGCAACCCAGCAATGTCAACACCATACATTCTTGCCATTTCATCAAGACTAGCCTCCTTTTCGTAGTTAATATTTAGCTGTCTTGCTGCGTTTTTAAGAAATGATTCACCAGATCCGCCTTCAACCTTTTCAAGGCTTACAAAGGCGTTATAGGCAGGCTCAAGAAAACCGATAGCGTCAACTGAATAATCACCGAGAATAAAAACCCGATCCGGATGGATATTGATATTTCTAGTCCCACCATTCGGTAGCGTCTCCGTGTACTGCCACATGCTAGGTTGACCGTAATTAGGAGAGTTAATATCCGTCACCCAATCAGTAGGCTTAATTGCATTCGCCCATGCTGGCGTTGCTTTTTTAAGTAGCTTTGATTTCGTGACAGGCTCATGCCACTTCCCACTATCATTGATATGAAGGATCAAGCCTGCATAACGACCAACAAGTCGCTTCTGATCTGCCTCTTTGAACGCCTTCCAAATACGCTTATTTACGTACTTTTTAAATGAAGCTTCCCAAGTTGTTTCTTTCTTGTATTTATCTGCTTTATCACCCTCAATCACTTGAGGTGATGTTTTCCAGCAATTACCTACGAGTTTTGTTACCCCACCAAAGGCAATCCCACCACGGCGAAATAGTTTATATAAATCCTCAAAGGTTAAATCTTGTTTGAATCCGTATTCACACCAAGCAGATGATCGCTTCGCATCAAGCCCCATGGTTGGATTAACCAAAGCCATACGGGCACGAGCTATCGCATCACTCACCATGTGATTGACGGCTAGTTTCATGTTTTCTTGCATTATCGCCTCAGTAATCGTTTTGGAACTAATAGGCCAGCATTTGATTTTTGTGTGATATACCCATCAAGCCCATATCTAACCGCATCCCAGCAGTGGTTGTTCTTATCCTCAATAATGGGAAGAACCTCACCTGTGATCCGGTCTGTTTTATATGAGTAGAGACGAGCTTCTTTTGCTGTTTCTTTACAGCGAGGATGGATGATTATTTGCTTGAATCCACGTAGATGTGTAATGCCATCTTCTACGCTACCTTGCCATTTTTTAGCTGCAGAGATATTGAAACCTTGGCGCTTTAAATAGCTGATTGTTTCAGGTCGTGCTGAGTCTGCTTTAATTGGCCACTTGCGAGATTCAGGTATCTTGTCGTAAAACGCTGGCATGTGGTCAAGCTCAACACCTATTCCGTATGCCTCATACTCGATGTACAAGCAGTCGTTTAAAATGAACTGACGTAGTAATGTATTTGGGTCTTTAGCAAAGCCGAAGTCTGCACCGAATAGTAGTCTGTCTGCTTTCTGCCATAAATCATCAGGGAACGATTTAACAACGTATTTATTTGCTAATACCTGCTTATCGGAGTTTTCAAGATAAGCGCCTTCCCAAATCCATGCGTAAGTAGCAGAGTCCAGTCTTTCCTGATCACTTAATCGCTCTTCTTCAAGCACTGATGGAAACCACGGGTTATCTCCGTAGTTCATCTCAACAACAACGGCATTATCAGGAGGATTCTTTCTAAATCGTTTATCAGTAGCGCTACCGTCTCTTTCTGGGTTCCATGTCACCCATATTTCAGATCCAGCTTCACGAACGGTGGGTGTTAATTTAGTCCATGCTATTTCTGATACTGATTCAGCTTCATCAACCCAAGCAATTAATATTCTCGCTTTAGACTTAATGCTATCTAAGTTATGTCGTAACCCTGCAAACACATAATTGACAGAGCGACATTTTGTGCGGATATATTTCTCACCGAGTTCATAGAAATCATTTAACCAAGGCACGGACCTAATCGCCTGCTTTACCTCTTCCATTGATGATTCTTCTAACGAGTTCATGTATTCACGAGCACAAAGTATCACGCCAGATTGACCATTCATCGCTGCCATGTAGCCACGAATCGCTGTCATTAATGCAAACGTTCTTGTCTTCGCAGATCCTCGCCCGCCGTGTGAACATCGATAGCGATAATTGCCTTCAAAAGCTGGAATTAATTTAGGCGGTATTTCAATCATCGCTACCGTCATTGCTACCTCCGGCAACAAGAACTATTTTTGTTGGCGACATCGAATTGTCAGATGAGGTGTGATCAACTTCTTGCTTTTCAGAGTATCCGTGATTAGCCAGCATTAGCTTTGTGATTGTTGCGTTAAAGTCGCCAGCCAGTCCGCTATTAATTAGTTTCATTTCCTGAAATGCCATAATTCCGTCTAACGTGTCCGAAAACTCACGACCTAGATCACTATCTTGCTTTCCGTACTCATAAACAGTTGAACGAGCTATTCCCAAATAACACGCCAAACCTGCAATACTAGGTATAACCTGACCTTCATTTTCTTTGTAACCGCCGTACAGGTATTCCTTTGCCTTAGCGATTAGCTCATTAGTCAGCTTGCTAGGGCAACCAACCTGTTTAGATTGTTGTCCCATACCCTTTCCTTAATATTTACTGTTCAACCACTGGCACATATTTAATATCACTAATCTCATCAGGTGATATGTATACCCATGAACCATCGAGTGATGCGATACAGATTAACCCGTTAGTTACGCGAGGCTCTTTGGTGCTCATCATGCCTTCGTAGGTTGTGCCGTCTTTCTTGGTTGCTATTACGTGATATTTATTCACCACTCAACTCCACTTCTTGGCCTTCAAACACAATCTCTTTCTTGTAGCAGAGCTTCACTAACCAAATGCTGTTAATTAAAGCGCCGATAATAAACAATGGATACATATAACGGCGCAGTGTCATTTTGTAATGCAGTGTTCCTGTTTTCATATTCCACCCAATAAAAAAGGCCACTAGGGCCTATTCTTTCTTGCCAAATATCGACTTAAGAACCCATAGAATTACCGACAATCCAACTACAGTTCCCCAGTTGATGTTTATTGCCAAGTCGAATCCTGCTGAATCAGCAAACCAGTTCCAAATATGTAGCAAGCACCATGACAAGAAGAAACTTATTGATAGAGCTACAACCATAAATATGGCTAATATTGCAAAAGATTGACCTGTTGTTAGTCCAGTTTTTTTATTTTCATAGTGATATCCTCATGCCGCTAATCTATGCATCTCATCGAGCAATGGTTGCTTATGGTTTTTATTAAACAACTTAGTTAATTCATCCTTTCGTTGTTCAAAGCTCCATCCCATTGAGATAAACACTGTGTTGGCTCTTTGCAATTCAGTTACGCAATGTATTTGCTCTGGAGTTAGGTAATCACGAATAGGCTCTTTCTTTCCTATTTCGTTATGAACACGAAACTTAGCAGATGTCATACCAAGCACAATACGATTAATTAAGTCTGCCTCGTTACTGAAGTGATGAGGTGAAATAGTTTTACCTTGCTCTTCTCTCGACTTTTTAACTGCATCAGTCATTGGCTTATATTCCAATCTTGATGTGTTTCTATCTAATTTCTTAGCAGCCAAAGCCGATCGCATTTTAAAGAACTCAGAAACAAGCCTTTTCTTGAATACCCTAACAACATCATTATTACGCATATATGTAATTAACAACGTTGCCTGCTGCTCATTAAGTAACGCCACCTGTTGTTTCTGTCGTCCACCATCGGTATCAAAGGATCGCATTTCAAATGCTACCCTTCCAAATTCATTAAGGTCATCGACATAGTGACGAACAAGTTGAATTACTGTTTTGTGTTTCTTTTTAACTCCATCGGCGATTGCAGAAGAGCTAGTTAACAAATCAAACTTTTTAATTTCCACTAAAGACATGGTGTATTTCCTTATAGAAAAGCGAACCTGTTCACCAGAAATAACCGCCCCACAGAAAACACCATTAACGGTTTTTCTCAGGTTC